TAGGCGCTCGTATAGTTGGTAAGTGTATGATGGGTTCAACATCAAACGCTTTAGATAAAGGTGGTGATAACTTTAAAAAGTTGTACTACGATAGTGATGTAACTAAAAGAAATAGAAATGGTCAAACACGCTCTGGTTTATATTCTTTGTTTATCCCAATGGAATGGAACTATGAAGGATTTATTGATGAATATGGACGACCGGTTTTTAGCACACCTAGACGAGAGTGTTATGGACCTGACGGAGAATTAATAGATGTTGGAGTAATTGATCACTGGGAAAACGAAGCTGATGGTTTGCGTGAAGATCAAGATGGATTAAACGAATTTTATCGACAGTTTCCAAGAACTGAAGAGCACGCGTTTAGAGATGAAACAAAAAATAGTATATTTAACTTAGTTAAAATATACGAGCAAATAGATTACAATGAAGGTACTAAGTACTCTACCGCTGTAACAACTGGTAATTTTCAGTGGGAAAGAGGTGTTAAAGATACTAAAGTAATATTTATGCCAGATCCAAAAGGTAGGTTTAATATTAGCTGGACACCACCTAGTCATCTTCAAAATAATGTAATATTAAAAAATGGAGTTAAGTACCCAGGAAATGAACATGTTGGCGCGTTTGGCTGCGATAGTTATGATATTAGTGGTACCGTTGATGGTAGAGGATCCAAAGGATCTCTTCATGGATTGACTAAGTTTTCTATGGAAGACGCTCCACCAAATCATTTCTTTTTAGAATATGTAGCTAGACCACAAACCGCTGAAATATTTTTTGAAGACGTGTTAATGGCGTTAGTATTTTATGGCATGCCATTACTTGCAGAGAACAACAAGCCAAGGCTTTTGTACTATTTAAAACGCAGAGGGTACAGAGGGTATAGCATGAATAGACCGGATAAAGTTTGGAACAAATTATCTACAGCAGAGAAAGAAGTTGGAGGTATACCAAACTCAAGTGAAGATATTAAGCAAGCACACGCTGCTGCTATTGAAATGTATATCAATGATTTTGTAGGTCATTTAGGAGATGGTAATTATGGTAATATATACTTTAATGAAACTCTTTACGACTGGAGCAAGTTTGATATAAATAAAAGAACTAAATTTGATGCTGCTATAAGCTCTGGTTTAGCTATAATGGCTTGCAACAGGCATTTATACAGACCTACAGCACCAGCTCAAAAACCTAAATTAAACTTGAATATATCAAGATATAAGAATACTGGAAATATATCACAAATAATAAAATAATAATATGGCAGAGTCTGTTATAAAAAGTTATTTTCCTAGTCAAGTGGTTAGTGACGCTGAAAAGTTAAGCTATGACTATGGATTAAAAGTTGCAAAAGCAATACAGTCAGAGTGGTTTCACGAAGATGGAGGTTACAATAGATTTAACACTAATCACAATGATTTTCATAGGTTAAGACTATACGCTAGGGGCGAACAATCAATAAAAAAATATAAAGACGAACTTTCAATTAACGGTGATTTAAGTTACTTAAATTTAGACTGGACTCCAGTTCCTATTATTCCAAAATTTGTTGATATTGTAGTTAACGGTATGGCTGAAAGAGCTTATGATATAAAAGCTTATTCTCAAGATCCACATGGCGTTGCTAAAAGAACCGAATACATGGAAAGTATACTCGGTGACATGGCTGCTAAAGAAATGAATGATTTTGCAGCGGCTGAGTTTGGTATGAACTTATACGAAAACGATCCAGCTACATTACCCGAGACTCAAGAAGAGCTAGAGCTACACATGCAGTTAACATACAAGCAGGCTGTTGAAATCGCTGAAGAGCAAGCTTTAGAAGTTTTATTTAATGGTAATGATTACGATTTAATAAAAAGACAGTTTTACTACGACTTAACAGTTTTAGGCATTGGTGCTGTAAAAACTTCGTTTAACACCTCTGAAGGTGTTGTTATAGACTATGTTGATCCAGCTGATTTAGTTTACTCTTATACTGAGTCTCCATATTTTGACGACTTATACTATGTTGGTGAAATTAAACTAATTCCTATTAACGAGTTAGCAAAGCAGTTTCCACACTTAACACACGAAGATTTAGAAGAAATATCAAATAACAAGTATACATCTACCTATGGAAACAATAGACACAGGGGTGGTGGTTATGGTAGAGAAGACGATGTAAACAAAGTTCAAGTTTTGTACTTTAACTACAAGACTTATATGAATGAAGTTTACAAAATGAAAGAAACTGGTAGCGGAGCAGACAAGGCTATTGAAAAAGATGATTCTTTTAATCCTCCAGAAGACGCGGCAGATTATTATAAGCTAGAAAGATCTATTGAAACTCTTTACGAAGGAGCTATGGTGCTTGGCACTGACAAGCTTTTAAAGTGGGAGATGGCTAAAAATATGATAAGACCTAAGAGTAATTTTACAAAAGTAAAAATGAATTACTCTATAGTAGCGCCTAGAATGTACAAAGGTCGTATAGAATCACTTGTAAAGCGTATCACTGGTTTTGCTGACATGATACAACTTACGCACTTAAAGCTTCAGCAGGTGATGTCTAGGATGGTTCCTGACGGAGTTTATCTTGATGCTGATGGTTTAGCTGAAATAGATTTAGGTAATGGAACAAACTATAATCCGCAAGAAGCTTTAAACATGTTCTTCCAAACAGGTTCTGTTATTGGTAGATCATTTACTTCTGAAGGTGATATGAATCCAGGTAAAGTGCCTATACAAGAAATTACGTCAGGATCTGGTGGCAACAAGATACAAGCTCTTATTGGTAATTACAATTACTACCTACAAATGATTCGTGATACTACCGGGCTTAACGAAGCTAGAGATGGTAGTACTCCAGATGAAAGAGCTTTAGTTGGCGTTCAAAAGATAGCTGCAGCAAACTCAAACACCGCAACAAGACATATATTAAACTCAGGTCTATTTTTAACAGCACAAGTTGCAGAACAGCTATCATTAAGAATATCAGATATTATAGAATACTCTCCTACAAAAGAGGCGTTTATTCAAAGCATTGGCGTTCATAACGTAGCTACGCTAGAAGAAATGTCTAGTTTACACTTATATGACTTTGGTATATTTATTGACTTAATGCCAGATGAAGAAGAAAAAGCAATGCTAGAAAATAATATTCAAACAGCGTTAAGCGCTGGTTTAGTTGATCTAGAAGATGCTATTGATCTTAGAGATATAAAGAATATAAAGCTAGCCAATCAACTTCTTAAAATTAGAAGAAAAAAGAAAGCGCAGAGAGATCAGCAAATGCAACAACAAAATATTCAAGCTCAAGCACAAGCTAATACACAGTCTCAACAAGCTGTTGCTCAATTAGAAATACAAAAGCAACAAGCGCTGAAACAAGCCGAAGCACAGTTAGAGCAAGTAAAGTCACAGCTAGACGCTCAAAAAATGCAAGCTGAAATGGAGATGAAAGAAAGATTGATGGCTCAAGAGTTTCAGTATAATGTACAGCTTAGAGCTATGGAAAATCAAACTTTAGTTAATAGAGAGAAACAAAAAGAAGATCGTAAAGATCAAAGAACTAAGATACAAGCTACCCAACAATCAGAGCTTATAGAGCAAAGAAAATCAGGTAGACCACCTAAAAACTTTGAATCATCAGGTAATGATACAATTGGAGGTGGATTTAACTTAGGTGTATATGAACCTAAATAATTTACTAATTTATATTTTATATTATGGAAAACGAAAACAACGAACAAGTAGTTGAAGAAACTAAATTTATGTCTGAAGGAGATGACTCAGTTATCAAAGTAGACTTAAGCAAACCACGAACAGAAGATGAAAAACCAGAAGAACAAACAGAAGAAACTCCAACAAGTGAGACTAACGACTCAGGAGTGGCTGGAGGGGATGAAAGTACCCCAACCGCAGAGAAACAAGAAGAAGTACAACCGGAAGCCGAAGCACAAGAATCTCCAGTATTAGAAGAGATTACTGATGAAGAAGTTGAAGAGCAAGTTGAAGAACTTGAAGAAGAGGTAGAAGAAGCGGTTGTTAAAGCTGAAGAAACTGGTGAGCCATTACCTGAAAACATTCAGAAGCTTGTTGACTTCATGAACGAGACTGGTGGTGATATAAACGACTATGTTAAGTTAAACCAAGATTATTCAAAATTAGATAATCTTACTCTATTAAGAGAGTATTACAAGCAAACAAAACCTCATCTAACCGCTGAAGAAGTTGATTTTATGATGGAAGATCAATTTTCTTACGACGAAGAAATAGATGACGAAAAAGATATTAAACGTAAAAAACTAGCGTTGAAGGAGCAAGTTGCTTCTGCAAGGCAACACCTGGACGGTGCAAAGTCCAAATATTATGACGATATAAAGTACGGTTCTAAGCTTACTAAAGAACAACAGAAAGCTGTAGACTTCTTTAATCGTTACAACAAGGAATCGGAAGAGTCCAAAAAAGTAGCTGAAAAACAGCACAGCATATTTATGAAAAAGACTAATAATCTTTTCAACGATAAGTTCAAAGGTTTTGAATATAACGTTGGTGAAAAGAAGTATAGGTTTAACGTAAAGAACGTTGACGCTGTTAAGGAAACTCAAAGCGATATTAATAATTTCATCAAAACGTTTTTGAATGAAAATAATACAATAGAAGATGCTAAGAGTTACCATAAGTCTTTGTACACAGCTATGAACCCAGACGCTATTGCACAACATTTTTATGAGCAAGGCAAAGCTGACGCTTTAAAAGATAGTGTTGCAAAAAGTAAAAACGTAGACATGACACCTCGCCAAGAACACGCTGGTGAGATTAATGTGAACGGTACTAAGATTAGGGTTTTGGGTAATGACGCTGAAGATTTTAAGTTTAAAATTAGAAAACGAAAATAATTCATTTAACGCTTAAATTTATTTATTATGGCAATTACTCCTGCATCTCAGACTAGAGCAGGTGCTGTTAAGACAGCTCTTTCTGAGAATTATTTAGACATCCAAAACAATGGATGGGCGCAGCAATACTTACCAGACTTAATGGAGAAAGAAGCTGAAGTGTTCGGAAAAAGAACTATTTCAGGATTCTTAGCTCAAGTAGGTGCTGAAGAGGCTATGGCTGCAGACCAAGTTATTTGGTCAGAACAAGGTCGTTTACACCTTTCATATAAAGGTACTATTGGAACTAACACTGTTAGTACAGTTCAATTAGACACTGATATGGATGGCAACGACGTAGGTACTACTCACGGTTTACGTGTAGGTGATACTGTATTGATCGCTTCATCAACTTTAACTAAAAAAGGTTTTGTTTCTCAGATCGACTCAAACACTGACGGTACTCAGAGCGCTACTGCAACTGACTTCGTTACAATTCTTCCTTACGCTGACGAGCACTTAGACGACGTTGGCTTTGGAGCTGATGACGCTGTTACTGTAATGTGTTACGGTTCTGAGCACCTTAAAGGTACTACTGGAAAAGTTGGATCTAACGAGCCTTCTTTCACTACGTTTACTAACAAGCCAATTATTATGAAAGACATGTATCAGGTTTCTGGTTCTGATGTTTCTCAAATAGGTTGGATTGAAGTTTCTGGTGAAGACGGACAAAATGGTTACTACTGGTATTTAAAAGCTGAAGGTGACACTCGTTCACGTTTTGCTGATTATACTGAGATGGCATTGATTGAAGCTGAAAAAGCTGCAACTGCATCTATTATAAACGGTGGTGCTAACAACGTTAACGAACTTCAAGGCACTGAAGGTTTATTCTCTGCTATTGAATCTAGAGGTCATCAGTCTTCTGGTGTTACTGGTGTTAACGCTGCTACTGATTTAGCTGAATTTGACGCTATCTTAGCTGAGTTTGATAAAAACGGTGCTATTGAAGAAAACATGATGTTCTTAAACAGAGCTACTGCTCTTGCTTTTGACGATATGTTAGCTTCTATGAATTCTTACGGAGCGGGTGGTACATCTTACGGTGTATTTGATAACTCTGAAGATATGGCATTAAACTTAGGTTTCTCTGGATTCCGTCGTGGATCTTACGACTTCTACAAGTCTGACTGGAAATACCTAAATGATTTTGCTACTCGTGGTGGTATTA